ACGACGTAGACATCGTAGGTGGCATCGTCAAGATTCCAGACAACTACGACCACTTTCAACTAGGATTCGGTTACTTTGGGCCGCAACACTACTTTGCGACAGAAATCCCCTCAGAAAACCTTGCCCAAGTAGGCAGCGTCAACACCACCTGTATGTTTCTCTCACACAAAATAATGAACGACTCCCGACTCTCTTTTGCAAGCCTAGTTCATAAGGGCGAGCATGGACAGCTAATCGACATCTCTGAAGACCACTCCTTTTGTCTCAACGCCAATCTCTTAGGCTATAAAGTGTGGGTCGATACAAGAGTCAAGTGCACGCACTTGAGATGTTGGGACGGTCGTATTCAGACGATAAAAGTTGACTGAATACGCTCCCTACTTCTGACTCTTTCCTCTTGGTTCGACCCTTTCTACTGGTTTTGGACTCTCCGCTGTCTTCTTCGCGGCCTCTACCTTTGCGATTTCTGCTCTCGCAATTCTCTCAGCTTCAGCCTGTGCCTTCTGCGCCACTTGTAGCTGCCTCATTATCTCGGCCATGTAGCCAGTGAGTTCGTCGTCTATCTGGCGCAGAGTGTTCCTTATGAGAGCGATGCGTATGAAGATGGTCTGCGGATTCTTGATGTCCAAGTCCGGTATCTGCTGCGGTTGTGGCTGTGCCATAACCCACATCAGGCAAAGTAGACTATATAAAGATTCTCACGACTGTTGAACAATCAACACGAGAGTCCAAGTCTGGCCAGAAGGTTTCGTTCCTTGGGATACGACGAGCCTGTTCAGAAGTCCGACATATTGGCCATTGGTGTTTGGCATACCGTAGAAAGCTATCTGAGTGTTGGTGTCGGCTGTATCTCCATCGTTGTCAACTCCAAAGGAGTTCCACTCCCAATTGGCCGTATTGCCATCGAATGTGGCTTCCCACGAGCATTGCTGACCAGAGATTGTAGGATAGCCAGCATCCATCGCCTGCATAAAGAAGGACGCTAATCCTGTTGGATTAAGACTTGTTTGGCTGGCATCGAAGCCCGTATTATCAGTCGAAACACCGAGCCGCGAGTTGGTGTAGTCAAAAGGAACGCCACCTGCTCCTGCCGCAGTGATGAGCCACCACATCATGTAGATTCCATTGTCCATGAGGCCGTTAGGAGCAAATTTGGTCTCGTTCAGGAGCACATCAGCATACTCCTTCTTTGCAGCTTCGAGACCGTGAGCCTTGATATACTCCGCAATCTCTGTGTAGGAACCACTCTTAGGAATGCCAAAGCGGGTAATCTTCCAACTTGGGTTGCGCCACGGCCCTTCGGATGGGTCTGGTTTGCCAACAGAGGCCATACTGAAGTATAGTGGGCAGTGGAAGTATTTAAGCACAACCTTTAAGTAGGTATTTCAGTCTCAAAAATATTATGTCTCTGGAAGACTGGATAATTGGAACTATTGAAAGCGAAGGTTCGTTTGTTGTCATCACCCACAAAAATGGAAAACGTTATCCCTCGTTTAATCTTGGCAATACTGATGAATCCATGATACGAATCCTCGCCAACTTTTTCCAGTTCGGAAAAGTCTACACCTATGAGCCACAGAAACCAAATTGGTCGAAGTCTTATCACTTTGCTGTTTGGAAGCGAGAAGATTTGAAGAAACTGCGGAAATTCTGTAAAGGACGGCTAAGAACAGACTTCAAAAAACGTGACCTTGCCAAGTGGGATGAGTTCCTCTACTTGAAGTAAATACAAAAACGTAAGGAAGGTGGGGGCCGTCTCTCCCCGCACCAACTGTCTGTTACCGCTTCCGAAAGCGATGTGACTTCTATTCTGCTTCTGGTGAACAGTCAGCCTATGACGTTCTCAGCGAAGTCAACTCGTAAATTGACTCTGGATACGTCACGACTGGTGCATACCTCGCAGTTATGACCACATCTATCGAGTCGAAAGTCGGTTGAGGCCACACATCTACGCTTATCGGTCTCTTCGTAGCGAAGTAGCCGAGAGGAGCGTATGATGCGGAGTAGTTCGACCCTGCCGCAGCTATGATGTACGCCCTTCCGCCCGTTACCGGGATGTTAGGCGTTACAATCTGCTTCAGACCATAGAGTTGTGGAGCCGACACTACGGTTCCAGACCCCTGTGCGTATAGAGGCTGTCCGTAGAACAGGAGTGCCGCAAACTGCGGAATCCTCGCCAAGTCTTGTCGGGCCAATGGGTTCATCGCCATTGTGTCCGGCTCCAAGGCAAGGTTCTGTATCGTTGCGATACCCTGCGTTATGTCGTCAATCCCTACGGTGTTGGCAAAGTGACCTACGGTTCCGTCCATGAACACCGAGTTTCCAGTTACAGCTACTTGCGAGTATGACCCCGCATTCAGAGCCTTCTCAACGTCTTGGTCAATGGTCATGACCACACGTCTCGAAGCTCTTTTCAACTGGTCTTCTACAATGTTCACGATTTGGTCTTCAATCAACTCTCTGGTGACTCGCACCCTCATGCCCACCTTGTAAGGTGTGACATTGATGGATGTGTATGGCGTAAAGTCAGCCATAATCTCGGCACCTTCAGCCGTCTTGCCGATGACTGCGGTTGCTCTTGCGCCAGACTGCTTTGGAATTGAAGCACTTGCCCCTGTCCTGATGAAGAAGTCCTGTAGCAGAGGCTTCAATGCCAGATTCGGCATCGTAAGCTCTACTATCCTCTTCGCCAGTGCCGGGTAGAATAGTGCTCCTGTGGTAACAATCGGAAACTGCTCTCTTGTCATAGCCATGTTTCTTCACCTAGAAGAGTAGTGCCAGAATGGGTGCCGGAGTGACTGACCCGTTGACAGACTGTATGGCAATGAGCCTCGTGGCTGCATTAGCCGGGGACAATCCGACCATCCCATCGTGTCCACCGACAGTGGATGCGTCTAGATAGTTGCCCTCTGTCACGTTTGCGTCAGTTGTCACGGTCACAACCCCTCTGATGATTACGTTGATTTGGCCCTGAAGGATTCCAGACTCTTCGCAGATTCCAAGTAGGAATCCGCCCGTCGCAGTTGGAATCACACAGGCTTCGTCTGGCGTGCTTGCGATGGTCACGAGCGCACCCGCGTAAGGCATAACGGAGTTACCGTCTGCCACCGGGTTGAACGAGACCATGAAGGAGTCAGAATGGAAGGGAGCACCCTCAAAGACCTGTGGAAGTTGACTACCGTGTGGCGGTGTTGCCATTTTGCATCACCTAACTCGATAGCAGGCCCAACTCTTGGAACTTCCTCGATGCACCTAGAATTTCCTTAAACTCAGGTGGCATCTCGGTAGACTGGCCGAACAGAGCCAAGTAGGGGTCTTTCTCTTCGCTGACCTTACCAACCTCGCCCTTTCCAGTAGCGAGACTAGCAGGAGTCATAGAAGCCTCTCTGACCTTCTTGCCCTCTTCAACCTTGCCTCTGACTTCGCTAAGTCGAGACTTTAGTTCCTCAAGTTTCTTGCGTTTGGCCGCAGCCTCTTCCTCTTCAGCCTTTCTCTTGGTCTCTTCCTCTTCTGCCTTCCTCTTGGCTTCGTCCTCTTCCATCAGAGAAGCCTTTCTCGCAGCAATCTTTTGCGCCAGAAGTGCCGCCTTCTTACGGGCGACATCCTGTTGCTCAAGTTTGGTGTTGACTTCCTTGATGATGGACATGATACCATCGAGGCGACCTTCAAGAGCACCGAATTGTTTCACAACTGTTTCATAACTGAGGGGCTTGCCCTCAGATAATTCACCAGATGCGCTTGCAGTTGCCATTAGTTGGTTACTTTGTATGAGCGAACATCTACCAATCGAACAACCACACGCTCATATGAAGTGGATGCTGTCATAAGTAAGGAGAATATACCATACACCCCTATTTAAAGGCTTCTCTACACGCCCCTTTGAGCTAGAGGAAAGCTCCCAAGGGAGCCGCCTGCCTCTTCCATCTTTTGAACCTCAATGCAATCTGCACATCCATAGGGACATTCCTTGTTCTCAAGGATGCACTCAATACAGGAAGGTGGACAATCCAACGAATAAGCCTCTTTCTTGTCCTTGTTTATGACAGGTTCAGGAGTCCACTCTTCGGGGCCACCCATCCTCTCGATGGTATGCTGAACCCCTCTCGGAAGCCGTGTCTGCCGCTCCGCCTCTTCCTCAAGATTTGATTGCAGCAGCCTCACTTCAGTCTCTATCACACCAAGCTCGACGTTAGCAACAGCGTTGAACGCCTTAAGTAGCAGAGGAGTTAGACTAGAAGCTGAAGCCTTGGGCTTTGGAATCTGAGCTTTTTCAATGTGTTGGCCAACCACCTTCTTGGCATTCTCCATCCTTCTCTCACTCAGGTCGTCAAGAGCGGCCTTAAATCCGTAAGGAGCAAAAGAGGCGTTCTCGTAGGCAGGAATAGCAATAATGGATTGCTCAAGGACGCCCGGATGTCGAGCAATCATTTCTAGGCTGCCGCACCGTGGGCATGGAAAATCGAGATTGTCGAGCGCAGCTTCCTCTTCTCTCACACCAAGCCTCGTAACGCAGTTGTCACAGTAGGCTTGCGGAACAGCAATCTGAATGCTGTCGTTCTTAACGTAGCCAAGCAGAATCTTCTGAATAAGGCTCTCATCTGCACATTCGCCTTTCCACATCACTTTACCACCGCCCTGTCCATCCTCTTCGACCCATGCATCCTCGACCTTGCCAATGATGGAATCAACGTGGTCGATGTCATGGTCTTTCATCAGCGGCTTGCCCTTCAGTTGGTCGGCGCACTCATAGAGGTCTGACAGAGGCACACGCCACTTGTTGCGGTTTTGGCTTGTGTCGATAGCCATTCCACCAAGTCCTAAGATATGGGGAAAGACGCTTGGCCCCGACTTCCTGTAGGCACTGATGAGGTCTGTGTATTGGCCTCTGGTCATAAGAGGGGCGATGCCAGACGAATACTTCAGTTTAAGAGCATTTCTGGTCTTGCCAGATGATGTGGCCATACGAGGCTTATAGCGACGTGGAGCTATTTAAAGCCTATTCTTTGATGAAGTGCTGAAACTCGTGCAGCCTATACATCACAGTGTTAGAAGACCAATCGACACAGTAGAACCATCCACAGTCGGGACAGACGTAGAAATCTGGCCCGTCAGGAACCATCTTTTGGCGGCAGTTGAGACACTTACGAAGTAGCAAGATACGCTTTCACACCCTTTGTCCAATTT